CAAAAGAATTGCAAGTAAACTTACAATTATGTAAGCAAGAATTCGTAGATAGCTGGCAAGCTCTACAATTAGGATTTAGTGCATTTGATACTATCCCTGCTAACTTTACTGACTTCTTAGTTAGTTATGTTGGTGGTAAAGTAGCAGAAGCAACTGAAATCTCTATCTGGCAAGGTAATTCAGCTACTAACGGACAATTCCAAGGTATCTACAACGAATTATCTTCTTCAGTAGTAGCAGGTGGTGTAAACGCACCGGTAACTTCTTCAGTTTCTGGTTCTATCACTTCTGCAAATGTACTTAGTGCATTAAACGCATTAGTAGATGCAATTCCTCAAACTATCTATGGTAAAGAAGACCTTTTCATCTATGTACCAACAAACGTAGCAAAAGCGTACCAACAAGCATTAGCTGGTGGTGCACAAGGAGCGAATGGCTGGAACAATCAATTGAACGTTGGCGAAAAACCAATGAACTTCAATGGTATTGAATTAGCACTTTGTCCTGGTCTAGCTTCATCTGCAGTTGTAGCAGCACAAAAATCTAACTTGTTCTTCGGGACAGGACTTACTTCAGATTATAATGAAGTTAAGGTATTAGACATGGCTGACTTAGATGGTTCTCAAAACTTCAGAGTGATAATGAGATATACAGCGGATACTGTATTTGGTATTGGTAACGATATCGCTATCCACAAAAACTATTAATTTAATTGAGTGAATAATGGGAAGGTACTGCGAAATTCCTTCCCTCACTCTTTAAGTTTCAGAAACTAATAATTAAAAATTAAAAACTATGTCTTGTAATCTAACAGCCGGTCGTAATGAGGTATGTAAAGAGTCAGTAGGTGGCTTAGCAGGAGTTTACTTTGTAAACTACACTGCTTCACTTGCTAACATTACTGATGGTGATAGTGATGCTTTAATTAGCACCTTACCAGCAGGTCTTACTGCATACTACTATGACCTAAAAGGAACAAGTGCATATACTGAAACTGTTAATACTTCTAGAGAAAATGGTACTACATTCTTTTCACAAGAATTAGTATTGAATTTGAAGAAGTTGACAAATGAGATGACTACTCAATTAAAGTTGATGGCTTACGGAAGACCTCAAATCTTTGTACACACTATGAATGGAGAAACTCTATTAGTAGGACAAAGAGAAGGTGCAGATGTAACTGGAGGAACTATCCAAACTGGAGCAGCTATGGGCGATTTATTCGGATATAGTGTGACTTTTACCGGACAGGAGAAATTCCCAGCATCGTTTATCTCTGGCTCTACATTTGGTTCACCATTTGGAGCTGTGACAAACCCACCAACAATAGTGAGCGGTACTTAATCAATCAGTATTACACTTAAAAATATTAAAGGGAGACTTAGTTCTCCCTTTTTTTATGCAATCACTATTTTTGATTACATCATTGTTAAATGTATAGATAAAACAACATAAAGACAAGATAATGCTAGCATATTACAAAGGTGGATATAACCAATACACAATTAGAGTAGAGCAAATTCCGTCTGGATCAACTTATTTAGTAATCTATACTGAAGATATGACAACACAAGATACCAATAGCTCTGTGTTTAGTCCTAACCAATGGAGCTATAATGAATACGAATCATTTGTATCTTTTAGTATTAACTTTGATATTGCTCCTAATCCACCAGTTGGAACTCAATATAGAGCTAAGTTAGCAGCTTGGGAATCTGGTTCAGGTAAACCTTTGGATGGAAATATTATATGGAATGGTTCATTTAGTGTATTCCAATCTCAATCAATAGATAAGCCGGCATACACAAACCAAATACCATTATCTGGTTCTATATCACACGATACGCTTAACGAATATATAATTTTAACATAATATGAAAACAAATCATAGTTTTTCGGTAGTAAACCTAACATCACAAGAAATCCCTATTGTAGTAGAGGATATTAAAACACGCTACCAATGGGTACCTGTTGGTATTATAACACCGGATGATTTTTTCCAAAACATTACGGATAGCTATACAACCTCTACAACTAATGCAGCTTGTATTGAAGGTATTGCCGATTTAATATATGGTAAAGGATTATATTCTAAAGGTGAAGCATTTCAGAATGTATTAGATAAACTAATTCCACAAGAAGAAGTTAAGAGAGTAATCTTTGATTTAAAACTATATGGTAATGCTGCATTCCAAGTATATTGGGATGATTCTCATACTAAAGTAGTTAAGTTTTATCACACACCTATACAAAACATTCGTGCTGAAAAGATATACGATAATCCAAAAATTGAAAACTATTTCTATTGTACTGATTGGTCTGACCAAAGAGCACAAAGAGCTAAAAAGAAGATTCCAGCTTTCGGAACATCAAACGAAAAGATGGAACTCCTTTATATTAAAAACTATTCTCCTGGCAAATATTATTATTCTCTGCCTGATTGGATGCCTGGTCTTCAGTTCGCTTATGTAGAAGCTGAATTAAGTAACCTTCACATAAACAACATTGAGAATGGATTTATGCCGTTGGTAATGGTTAATATGAATAATGGTATTCCAGCTCCTGAAGAAAGACAAACAATAGAAAGTATGATTGAGCAGAAGTTTACAGGCACTAGAAACGCTGGTAGATTTATGATTTCATTCAACGATGATGCAGAGAGAAGACCTACGATTGAAACAATCAATATAGATAACCTACACGACAAATACAAATACGTTGCTGAATACGCACAAGATAGAATCTTAGTTGGACATAGAGTAACATCTCCATTATTATTTGGTATCAGAACTGTAGCTAATGGTTTCAGTTCTCAATCAGAAGAAATGATGACAGCATTTTCTATCTTACAAACAATGACAATTAATCCATTCCAAAACTTAGTAATTAATTTCTTAACTACTGCGTTATCTGAAGGTGGATACGATGATACTGAATTATACTTTGAACAATTAACTCCATTGGCTATCTTATCACAACAAGCAGAAGAAACAGGACAAACAATTGACGAAGTAGCTGAAGAAACTGATAAACAAATGGAAAATCCTTCAACTACTGAAGATGAGGGAGCGGTTGATACTAATATAGAAGAAGAAAGCTTAATGCACTACTCTAAGAGTAATCCTAACTTCTCTAAAAACTTTGAAACTTATAAAATTAATTAATATGGCGTATGCACTTTTTATAACTCGTAATGACATTATTAAAAATTCACCTTTACAGGGTGCAATTGATGCCGATAGATTATTACCATTTATTCGTACTGCACAAGACAAATATATGTTAAACCTTTTGGGTACTGTATTGTTTGAATACTTGCAAGCACAAATAGCAGCAGGTACTTTCTCAACACTAAGCCCCTTTTATCAGGACTTAATGGATGACCACATCAAACCTACTTTAATATGGTACGCTTGTGTTGAATATATCCCCTTCAGTAACATCCAATTCAAAAGTGAGGGTGCAGTGAAGCATCAATCGGAACAATCAATAGCACCTAACAAGAATGAGATTGATTACCTATTGCAGAAAGCACTCAATTCGGCTGATTTCTACGCAACTCGTTTACAAAACTATTTGATAGCATACTCTAACGAAATACCACAATACCTTCAAAGTGTTGGTAACTTAACGCAGGTATATCCTGATTTTACTAACCAATACTTCGGCGGTATTCAATTATAATAATATGAGCTTAAATGTAGTAAATAATACAGGTACAAACTATTCGTTGTACTATAATGTGTTGGATTATTTCAAAACAATAATGAAAAATCATCCATCTATTAACTCTGTTACACAGGGTGACATATTTGAAATAGATGATAAAGAATTTCCAGTATATCCATTGGGTAACCTTCTTATTACTAATGCAGTGTTTGATGGTTCTCAAACCGTATATACTTGCCAATTAACTATTGCTGATAAGATTAAATTAAAGAATAACACTAGTGGTGGACCATTGAACATATCAGAAATCAATGATAATAAGCAAGTAATTCCTTATTACGGTACTGATGATGTAGTTGATATACACGCAAATACTCTTTCTATAATCAACGATTTAATATCATACACACAATATGCAACCACAAACTTTGATGTTGATGGTACAGTAAGTTGTGATGCATTTAAGGACCGTTTTGATAATGGTTTAGGTGGATGGGTAGCAACATTTAACTTAACTACTCATAATGATAGAAATAGATGTTTATATGATTTATATCCTTATAACCCGGATGTACAATAAAGTTAATTTAGATGGCAAACCAATCTTCTTTTCCTGCTCTTGAAGAAGTAGCTAAAACCTTTTCTTCATTAGCCCAATTATATATGGTAAGTGGGCCTTGGAAACCTGCATATAAGACAGGTGACCTCTATAAAAATATTGGTACATACAATCAACCTAGCCGAATGATTACATCAAGGCAGGCTAGAAGTTCAACTAAATTAAAAATACCAGAACCATCATTTAATGTATCCTTACAATTTGCACCTCCGGGAGCAACTTATGGTAAATGGGTAGAATGGGGTAATGGAACAGGTGTTGGTGCTGGCAAACCAAGACCATTTGCTGAGAAAGCATCACAAGACCCTTTATTAAAAAAGAAAATAGACGCGTATATAGGTGGTTATATGGAGAAGGATTTCTTGCCTGTTATTAAGATAGGTTTGGATAGGGCTTTTCGTAGTTTAAGTGCGGAAAGAGCTAAAGCTAGATAACCATCAAATACAAATCGGTTTTCGTTGGTTAAATAATAAAGAATAACAATTTTATTATGTCACTTAACATAACCCAATTTCCAGCTTCAGCATCGTTGGCACAATCACCGATGGTGTTTACAGTGTTTGAAAATACAAATGTTGTTTATAGTTCTTCATTTCAATACTTTGCTGACCTTTACTATTGGAATGGTGCACCCAATCAATCGGGTTCGGTTGGAGATTATACATTAACGAAGTATCCTAATACCAGTTTGGCTGGGATATTTGATGTAAGTAGAATAATTAACTCAACCCTTACTGATTTATCATTTGCAAATAATTCTAACGTAACTTATTATAAAGTTGATTTCTATTGGCAATATAGAAACGCTTCAAACGTAATTGCATCATCATCCAAAGTAAGTACAGGATTATATAAAGCCTTAGATGGATATGCACTATTTCAAGAACCTATAAATCAACAAATCGTATCTAAATCAGCTTACTGGCCGATAATGAGTGATGGACCGGTAACACAATCTTTCTTAAATAATACATTAGGTTGGATGAGTGCGTATTGTGGTGATATAGGTAATCCAATAATTACAAAGCTAGTTTATTCAGGTTCATTAGGTAATGCAAACTACGCAATTAGTGGTGATGCATCATCTTCAAATCAAATAAACTATTTTCCCATTGGAACTGCTTGTGATGATTTTCCTCTTAATCCAATGCAAGATTACTTTAGTGTACAAGCATTTTCTGGTTCAACTGCATTAGGTAGTTCTATAAGATTTGAAAAAGATTGTATTCAAAAGTATCCTAATATCCGAATTAAATGGAAAAATAGATATGGACAATTTGATTACTTCAATTTTTATTTAGTTAATCGTCAAAGTTTCTCATCTACAAAACGTACATACCAGCCGCAGTTAGGAACATGGCAAGGTACATCATTGAGTTATGAAAACTATGATAGCTCAAACTTAAACTATCTTACAGAT